ATGGGCGTGCCGTTGTTGTCGGAAGCGATAGTAACCGTTGCGGACGTCGCAGGGTTAATTACGCGCGCGTAATACCCGATCAGGCTATCCCCGCTGGTATTCGTGATCGAGTTAAAATAATGATTCATGCGAAGTCCCCACCAGCGTTATACATGTAATATCCGACACTGCCAGATGCAGTGCGCCCCACCGCGTCTGTGCAAACAACCGTCGCTGTCCCGGTTAATTCCACACCTGCGTTTACAATCGCCCTGAATTCCGTGAACGCATTGTTGGGCGCCGTTGCCGTCACACCGGAAGGTGTCGTCCATACATAGCTGTAGGGCGAAGTTCCGCCGCTAGGCAGGGCAATCGCAGTATCGGTTGTGATCGTCTGTCTGACCGGTTTGGCTGGGCTAGCCGTGCCCGACACCAACGAGGGTGACACCGAAAGCGACATCGGCGCAGAGAACGACAGGCAGCTACGCCATGCGCTAGAACGATAGACCTCCGCGCGCGTAATAGTTCGCCACGAACCGCCGATAAATATCTCGGCCCGCGCTGGTGTTCTCCACGCTCCAGAAAAGAAAACGTCCATCAGGTATAGTAGAACACGATAAGGCCCTCAGACCCTGCGGGGCGAGCCGAGCCTTCAGTCTGGAACATAACCCGCCCGTCTGTCTGCCCCGACCCGGCGTGATGCAGATACGCGCCGCGGGTGGAGCGGAAGATGTCTCCGGTGAACGTCCCGCCGCTTGTGGGGACATAGGAGCCCGTGATGTTCAGGCGGTCATACGTATCTCGCATGGTCGCAGCCATGTACCGTATAGCCTCGTTGATGCCGCCAGGAGAGCAGCCCTCGGCGACATTCGTGCCGCCGATCGTGGTGTTGGCAGATGGCGTTAGCGAGAACTCACTTGCACTTGGCATTTATCGTACTCCGGTGATCTGCTATACTGCGGTCATGTTGGGCATCATATTAGGCATCGCACTCAAAGGCGTGATCTTCGAGGCGTTTCATCAGCTATCATTGCGGCGCCGCCAGATAGGATCCGCCAGACGCGAGCATGGGCGCGCCGAACAGTCCGCCAATGCGCGCCCGGTTCGCTATGCCACGGCCCAACTGGACAGCCACCTGCGGACGATCCATCAGCGCTGCAACTAGGGCGCGTTGGCCGGCCTTCGAACCGCCTGCAGCGAGTAGAGCAGCAGCGCCAAGGCCAGCGCCTGCGCCGGTGCCAGTATCGCCGGCCGCATAACCGCCGCCCGTGCCCAATGCGCCGCCGCCAAGCAGGCCGGCAACCACAGCGCGCCCAGCCGTACCCGAATCCGGCACAGAGTTAGGGAGCACAGCCTGACCCGCGCGAGACAGATTAAAGAACGGCTGGCGGGTCGTGCCCTGCGAGTTGCCGAACTTCTTTGCGTTGGCAGCGGCTGCATCGGAAAGCTGCGACGGCGCAAACGTACCCGTCTCGCCAACGCGCGTACCATTGCGGGCACGGTTGACGGCATCCTTCAAAACTTGCGTCTGACGGTATGCCTGATCGGCGCGACCGAGCGCCGGCATGACATCGGGAGCCTGCCGGTTGACCAGCCCACGCATGGCGTCCTCGGCACCCGTTACCGAGCGCCCGACGAGGTTGCCCATTGCATCCGAGCCGAAGTCCGCGCCACGCGTCTGCTGAATGAAGTCTTGCACCGTGGCACCGTCGAACTGAGGCTGGGCGGTCAGCGGATCCAGATTGGCGCGTGCATAGGCTTCGAACTCAGGCCCGACACGCGGCACCTGCGCGCCCTGGTTGATAGCGGAAGCGTATTCGGCGGTGAACTGCGGGTCACGCGCTACAGAGACACCGTTTAGCGCGGTGTCATAGCCCTGCCGCGTTGCCGCCTGCGCTGCATCAATGCCGGCCTCGCCAGTCACGCCGCCAGTGTTCGCGCCAATCGGTGCCAGCGCCTCGTCAAACGCCGCACGGTTGAACCCCTGCATGCCTTCCAGCCTACGTGCGTTGACCATATCGCCAACGACAGGAATACCCGACAGGCGATCCTCGATACCCTTTGCCGTGCCGCCAAGCGCCTGCCCGGCGGTCAACGGGACGCCTGCAGCACGCAGACCACGGACATCCGCGTTCTGTACACCCGTCAGCAACCCGCCGGCACCGCGAGCTAGCGCCCGCCCACCAATACCGCCTGCAAGGCCGCCAACACCGCCTGCAGCCGCACCCAGCAGCCGCGAGCCATCCTCAGTCGACCCAGCGCCATAAGCCGCACCATACAGAGCATCGCCAGCCAGCGCCGCACGCCCCGCGGACAGGCCAGCGGCTCCCAGCCCCAGCTCAGCGCCTCCAGCAGCCAGCGCGCCGCCGGCAATGGTCCCGGCCAAGGACGCCCCAGGATACTGCTGGCGCGCGTAATCCATCGCCAGACCGGATTGCCCGCCCGCCATGTTATCGAGCGTACCCGCAGTCAGAGCGTCAGCGGCGGAAATGGCATAAGCGCCCCCGGCAGAGTCAGCCATGCCGCCCAAGGCGCGGCCAACCGTACCCCGCGTGTCATCGACAGCGGGCGGCGCAAACGTGATAGGCCCACGCTTCTGCAGAGCCGCGATCATCGTCGGATCCGTAAACGGCTGGAACCCGTTGTCGGTCAACAGACTGTTAAGCTGCTGCACGCCAGCGCCACGATTGTACGCCTGCTTCAGCTTGTTCGCCATTGCCACACCAGCGGCGGACGAGAAACCACCGCCACCACCGGGGCCGCCCGTTACACCGCCTGCAACGCCTGCAACGTCGAAACCGGGGGGCGTGCCGCCAGTGGGGGGCGGAGGATTGCCGAGACCACCACCGCCGGATGCGATCTGATCTTGCCGCTGCGGTTGACTCTGTTGCGCCGCGTCGATCGCATCCCAATTTGCCGCGGGCAGACCCTGTGCCGCACGCATCGAATCAACCCTTGCACGAAGTCCCTTGAATAGCTGCTCATTAGTGCCGTCAGCAGACCATCGGCTAGGCTTGTTGGCAGCGGCGATGCGCGCAGCATCAGCATCAGACTGACCACCTGCGCCCGGCACCTTGAATGCCATAGCCGCCTGATCTTCAAGCTGATTAGCAGCGGCATCGAACTGGCCGTTAATCCCGCCCGGAATAAGATCCATAATACCCGAAAGACCGCGAGTTCTACCCGGCCCTTGACGGAACAGCCGCTGTGTTTCCTTGATCTGACCGACCAAAGAATCCAGCGCGCCACTCCCGCCCGGCTTCTTGTCAGCAGGCCCGCCTGGGATTTTCTCTAAATCACCACCAGCGTTGTACCGATAGCCGGATGGTGGGGCGGAACGCGGATTGGTCAAATTGCCAAGCTGAGCCTGCTTGATTGCCGTGTCTAGCGGTGCGTTCTTGACTGCATCGTTCGCACGACGGATCATATCCGCCAGCTCAAGCTCCTGCTTCTGGCGAAGACCAGGTGCTCCCTGAACGACGTTCGGATCCACCTGCTGCTGCCCGGCTGCCTGCGCCAACGACACGGGATTCCCAGCATCGTCAAGGTTCCAGATATTACCCGCTTCGTCTCGTGCTTGCTGTGCCATTATACCCCCAAGCGGCGAGCAATGCCGTTTGCATATGCGTTGGTTTTCGGTCCCCACAGGCGGCGGTTAGGTCCGCCGTGGTAATATTTGAGCGCGTCCGTTACATTGCCGGTCTTGGACAGCGCCTCTTCAAGATAACCCTGACCGAGCGCTCGCTGATACTGCGCGGCCTCGGGGGATTTGCCCGTCATAAGATCCGCGCGCCACGGCACACCTAGCCTCTTCGCAACACCCTGCGCCGTCGCTGGCAACATCTGCGTCATGCCCTGCGCCTGCCCGTACTGCGTTTGCGGACCCAACACACCGACACGCCCGCCGCTTTCCTGTTGAATGAGGTGCGGCAAGATGTCAGCGGACTGGAAAGGTGCGCGCCCCTTGCGAGGGCGCACCTCCTGCGCCACCGAGAGGGGTAAGCTTACCAACCGGCGCTTGTGGTGCGGCTCCGCCCATCATGCCTGGCGCGGGAGGCTGTACCCAGCGGCCGCCACCGGCCCCGTCAGAGACGAAGTTTGGCGCGGGCGAGGCAAGCGTCTGTGCTCGCTGCATGTAGAGCGTGCGGCCCTGCGGACTGGCGGGATCAATGCCGGCGTTGCGGAGGGTCGCGGTAAATGCGTCGTCGGTCGCAGCCTTTGGATGCGCCGCCTCGTACTGCTGCTTGCGCTCCCAGTCCGTGTACTCATCAGCGCGCTTGGTTTGATATAGCTGCGACTGCAAAGCGGCCTGCTGTGCGTACTTCTGCTGCTCTTGAAGCGCCGGCAGAAAAGTACCTTTACCACCCCCTATCTGCGAAAGAGTATCCCCGATCGTGCCGATAATCAGCTTTGCGGTCGACGGCTTCTTGTACGTCGGCACCACGGCATCGCGCGCGACGGGGCTCATTCCATCCGCGGAACGGTCCTGCATCATCGGCGCGCCGAACAGCCCCCGGTTGGTCGAAAACGCTGCCATTTAACCGCCCCCGCCTGCGTAAGCACTCGCCGCATTGCCCGCCATCAGCGCGATCATCGACGCGATCGACGGCGACGACTTCTGCGTCGTGTTCTGGTAGGAACCGAGCAACCCGCCAACACCCGCGCCAGCGCCCGTAGCAGCACGTACCGGCGCCTGCTGCGATTCCAGAATGCTCTGGATGACGCCCAAGGGCGCATATTGCGCCGCGGAGATGCCGCCAGCCGCACTAGCCGCCGAACCCATCCGGGTTCGCTCGTTATTATAATCCGCATAGCGCAGGTTGTTTTCGTTCTGCGCAAGATTCCGTGTGATGATGTCGCCGAACGCAGACCCGCCAGTCAGCCCGCGCGTGCCAAGCGATGCCGCCAGACCGTTGCGAACCCCGTTGTTGGTTTGATCGATTTGCCCTTGCAGATACGGATTGCCGGCGTCCAGATATTTGCCGCCGAGAACGTCGGCGTTGTACCCCATCGCGGCTTTGACGTTCGGGTCGCCTTGATTGTACTGCTCCATCAGACCGGGGACAGCGCTTGCAAGAGAGTTTGCGGTGGACGTAATACCCGGCTGCGCCTGATTATAGGCGTTGGTGATATTAGACGCGGCACCCTCGACCTGCGCGCTGTATACAGGCGCATTCGTGGTCTTGGTCTTGGACTTACTGAACGCCACGCTAAAGATCCTTCCGCAAGCTGGTTTGGTATAGCTGATATCCACGATTTCGCAAGATGCGAACCCATGCCTCCCTGGACTCTATACAAGCAAACGTCACACCCATATCCCGCGCCCAATCCTCCGCCTGTTCTATCAGCGGCAGGATCGCGGCAAGGTCACCGGCCGCGCACAGACCATGCAATTCAGTGGCACCGGCTGGATATTTCTTCACGCAGGTCACGATAACCGCATCATCAGAGCCGAACACCAGCGCATCCCCGTTCAGGATCTGCAGGTCCAGCCAGTCGATCGTGAAACAGCGCGGGTCGAGAATGCCCGCAATCTCATCACGATGCGCGCGATATTCGGACCATGCGGGGGGCGGATATTCGATCATCGGATTCTGATCACGTTCAACTCGGCGCCGCTAACACCCAGGAGCGCACCATCAACGTAGGCGAACAAACGGATCTGATCGCCTGCTGTGCCCTGAAAAAAGCGGCTGTTGGCTATACCCTGACGAGCCGCGCCGCTGCCCGGTGCTGCAGTCGTCACTGACCAGAAGAACGACGGCCCATCAGCGTTGCTCGTATCCATGCCGATGCCATAGGAGAAGCCGGCGCCCGGCGTGTCCACGAAACGCATTTTGGCAGTGATGAGATACGTCCCGGTCTCTGGCAGCGTGTAGATGCCGGTCGTCGTATTATACGCGCTCGCCGTGTCGATCGTGACCGTGTTCAACGGAATTGTCGTGAACGCCGCGCCAATGCTGATGAAGCTTGAGGTGCCATACCGGAACACGGTCAGCATAGGCACTGCCGTTGTGCGTCCTGTACCCCCGCGTGCGATTGCCAGCGTGCCTGCGGTCGCCAGGCTCATGTTAAGAGCCGTAACCGGGATAGTGATGTTGGCGCCGCCGTTAAACGAGGTTGCCGTACCTGTCACTGCGCCCGAAATGCCAATCGTGCGAGCTGTCGCCAGAGTAGTTGCGGTTGCGGCGTTTCCCGTAACATTACCGCCGGTCGTGATGTTCGTGCCCGACACCGTACCTGTCGCTGCAACCGATGTTGGCGTAATGGCACCCAATGTGAACGTGATGGCCGGCGTGGTGGTAGCCGTTGCTACCGACCCCGACACACCAGCCGACGTCACGACCGAAACGCTGGTCACGGTGCCGGTGTTTGCCGTTGCCCCTGTGGCTACGCCATCAAGCTTAGTCTTGTCAGCCGCCGACATTGAGCCAGCCGCCGATGTCGTTGCTGCGCTGATAGCCAATGTTCGATCCGCAGTTAAATCCCCCCCTCCGGTTAGAGGCGCGCTGGTGTCAATGCGGCGGGATGACGTAACGCCGTTGTTCTTCTCGCGCGCCAAGAGCGCGTTGATGGCGTTCGCCACAAGGCGTGGCCAATCCTGCCGCTTGCCATCGACGGGGACAGGGTTAATCACCGCCCACCCCCTACATCAAACTCAACATCAACGCCCTGTGCGTAACTCCACCGCACCCCCGCCGCGATCGTGGTTGCAACGGTCATATACTTGCCCCGCGCACGGATAGGCACCCGCCCCGAAGGCTGCATGCCCCCCTCGGTCACCAACCCGATAGGCCCGCCCATCTGTTGGCGAGCGTCGATTGAGATAGTCACGCCGCTGGTGGCATCCGACATAGGCGTTACAGACCGCACGCGCGCTACCATCGGATCCGCCAGAGCCGTCCACCCCATCGTGATCGTCGCCTGCAGGTTGGCCCCGGAGAACGCGCCCATGCGGTTTGTCGGGTCGACGACGTAGAGGCGGGGGTCGCCGCCCTGAAACCGCGGATCGTCAAGCGAGTAGGGCATGGTGTCGAGGTTGGGATACAGCGTCGCCACATCCTCCAGCGACAGGCTGGTCTCATAGCCGGCAAAGAACCCCGCAAACGGCGTCTCAATAGTCGATGCGCGGTCAATGACCCAGTTATAGACCCAGATGCGACCGGGTACGCCGGGGATGCCCCACAGCACCAGCGAGCGCTTGGGATCCACGGCAGACCACATGCGGCCATAGTCGTCGGGCGTGACGCTATCGCGGAACGCCTGATCAAACTTCTCGTTGCCGATAGGCCTAAGCGATTGCCCATCCTCCAGCGCCATGAAACCGCGGTCGGAATGGAAGAAGATCGTCCGCCCCGCCTGAGCGATCGAACCCGGCGCGTCACAACCGAAATTGGGCGTGATTTCGCTGAAACTGAACGGCGCTGTTGCATCACCCGTCCGCTCCATACGCACCAGCCGGAACCGCTGCAGGATGACGCCGTATTCGCCGCCCGCAATGCCCTGGATCTCGCCGCCGGTAAGCATCGGCTGAAACCCCGACTGGTTCGTGCCCGGCGTCCATTCCGTATGATCGTTGAACCCCGACCACTTGACCAGCAGCTTGTTGCCCTCGGCCTGCGTAATGACGACGTAATCGCCCACCACCGCAACACCGTTAGCAGGCGGGCACTCGGTCAGGTCCGATGCGGTGCCGGCGTTCAGGTCGACCTGCTTGGTGTCCACGCTGTTGACGGCGACGACGAAATTGCCGAACTGCGCAAACCGCCAGCGGTCCGTGATCGTCATGCCTACAAGCAGCGAAACCCAGCCACCCGCCGAATATCGGCTAAGGCCGTTTGCTGTGCCAGCCAGCAGGTACGTGGTGCCGTCCGTAGAGATGAATGCCCCGCCACCCTTGAACGTGGCAGGGAGGGCGTCTGAGATGGACGCCAGCGACTTGACCGGGCGATAGCCATCCTGTGCCGGCAGCACGTTGATAGCTGCCGTCAGGACGCCGCGGGGGAGTTGGTCGGGCAGATAGGGGGGGTAGGGGAGGCGCTTGGTGGCCACTAGATGCGCGCCCCACGCGACTGCCGGATCCCCGTAGGAATCAACGGCGCAGCACCCCAGCGCTGCGAGATAGCTGCGACCTTGATAGCCTCGGTCAACGTCGCGACCTCCTGCGCCGCCTGTGCCATACCCGCTTCGTCACGCTCGCGACGCGCCAGATGATACAGCGCCCCAGCCACGTACAGGTCAGGATGCTTAACCAGCAGCCAGTTGGACACCTGTCCAGACGACAGCGCGTCCAGTCGGCGGTAATAGACCATCTCCACCGCGACATCGCCGACCGGCCCGACCCGGATCATGTTGCCCTCGATCGTATACGCCATCGGGCAGCCGGTGCGTCCGTAATAGGTCGACAGCATGCCCGCAGGAGACATCGACGCCAGCGGCTGATCCGGCATGCCCTCCACGAAGATGAAGCGCATTTCCAAAAAGTCGGAGGGGAGCTGTGTAAGCTCGCCCGTGATCGAAAACACCACACGCGTTTCCATGTCCGGCGTGCGGAGCGTGCGATTGAACTCCGCCTCGGCCTTACGCAACGCCCGATCGATCGCCTCCTGCGAGTAATCCACGTCGTCCATCATGTCGCGGATCTCGGTGACCAGCTCGTTGTACGTCGAGATCGCGCCAGGTGCGAAAGTTGGGATTGCGATGGACATCAGACTACCTTATAAACGGCGATGGGTACCGCAATAACGGCGCCGATGCCTAGGGCAGGGTTAAGCAACCCGACGTTATACGTGTTCGTCGCGCTGACATAGATATCCTGTAGCGACGACGCGCCTGGAGCGCCTGTCAGGAATGCCTGTACACGGTCACCAACTGCCAATCCTGCCATCGTGCCGGTGTAGCGCTTCACGCCCAAATTAAGAGATACCAGCAGCGTTTCTCCGATAGTCGCCGTGCCCACGATTTGCAGGCGACCACTCGGCAATGCATGAACGTGGTCCTCACGTGACGCATTCGCCGACGTGCCAGCAGCCGCAGTGCCTAGCGGTTGCGGTGTCGCCGTCCCCAGTGGTGTGGCAGTGGCATTGGATCCCGCGGGTCCGGTAGCACCCTGCGGCCCAGGCACAGTCGACGCCGCTCCCGCAGGTCCCTGTGGCCCTGTAGCGCCGTCTTTGCCCTTCAGCGGAGCGCCTAGCGAGCGAACAGGCATTACGCGCCAGACCCGTAGATCATGACCAGTCGCAGCCGCCCCGTAGGTGTGCCGAGCGGGGCGCTTGGCTCGTCATCGGCGATTGCCGCAATCCACTGTGGCATCTGCGTGCGGTTCACTTCGACCATCCCCGGCGCGATGTAGTGGCCACGTTCCTTGATCGTCGGCATGTCGCCAGCCGCTCCAGTCCAGCCGGCATACCAGACCCAGTAAGGCGTTGGGTTGTACATTTTGAACGTCGTAACCCCTCGCCCGGTCATGCTCGGCACGGCGATCGGAACAGGTGCCGAAACACCCACAGTGATGATGACGGGCTCCACCAGCAGATTGCGGCGGAACGGCTGGAGCATGGTATCTGCCGGCATTACTGCTTCACCCATCCGCTGTCGGTGGTCTGCACGCCGCCCGAAAAGGTGCTGCTACGGATCCACGTATTGGTGCCGTCAGTCACGGTGTCGCTGATCTGGTTGCCGGACGTGTCGTATGCATAAGCATGTGCCTTCCACGTCGGCACAATTCCTGCGTTGGTGTCGAGGTCAACCGTAGTGACCGTCAAGACACCCGCCGCGTTGTTGTCGCCGCTGGAGACGATTAAGCGCCCGCGCTTGTCGACCTGAGGAGACACCTGCACGCCGTTGTCCAGCGTGGGTAACATCGTGGTGAATACGCCAAAACCTGTAGCCACGTCGTGCCCCTTAGATGATGAAATTCTTGACCCGACACCACCGATATTCGTCGGAGTTAAGCAGACGCTTCACGCCTTCCTTGTGGTTCGGATCGTAATAGTTCACGCCGTGCTTGTGCATCCATTCGTACAATACGATAGCAGGAATGCTCGCAGCGTGCCACATGTCCTGCTTCTTATCGAAACCTTCGGACTGCGCTTCTTTATTGGCGTCCAAAAGAGACGTGGCGTCCTGCTCATAGCGTAGACGCCACGTTTCCCCGTCCTCTTCACTTGACGAAAACCAAGTTTTCAGACCCGTTACGGGGTTGTAGTCCAAGAGCTTTTCGTCGGAATAGGACATTTTGCTTACTTCACCTGCTTGCGGTCACGGAGGGCCTTCGCCGTATCCTTGTCGACCTTG